CGACATTCAGCTTTCATAATTCGGAAACAGGCGAAATGCTGACGATACAGACAACGTCGCAAGAAGAAACCGATGAATTGAACTACGGAGACACGGTCACGCTGGAGATTAAAAAAGCCGAGGTATCCGAATGAGACCGCAGACATTTCAACATCCGGAAATAAGAGATGAGAATGACAACATCATACAACCTGGAGCTTTCGGTAAAAACACGCCGTTTTGCACAAAGGGGAATGACGGCATTTTAGACTATATCGCAAACGACCTGGAGTATCTTTATAAAAAAGGTGGCAGCGGCGGAGGCGGGACGATATCAGTAGAAGTCGGAACAACGACTACAACAGCGCCGGGAGCGCAAGCAAAAGTAACAAATGGCGGCGACAACAGTCACGTCGTTCTTAATTTCTCAATCCCGAGAGGCGAAAAAGGAGAGAAAGGAAACACGGGGATACAAGGTCCGCCGGGGCCCGCCGCGGATTTATCGCAGTATGTGGAGAAAACAGATATTTTTGATGGGAACATGATTAAATTGCCTAATGGGGCAAAGATAGGAGTGGAATAATGGACAAGCTTAAAATCATTAGACCGAATGGAGAAGAAGAAATTGCCGAGTTGACGACGGATAAATCATTAGTCGGAAACAATTACTTGAAACTGGATATCGGCGGCGTGCCGCATTACGCAAAAGTCGGAGATGTTGTTGACACGCACATGTACACTTTTAACGGCGTCGACGGTAAAAAATACTACGTCAAAAAGGAGATAAAAGCAAAAGAAAACGAAGAGTCTATCGAAATCACAGACAGCTATCAGTTCAACGTTGCTGATGGTATTACTGTACTTAAAGTGTCGGATGGCGTAAAAGATACATACATTAAGGTGTCTCCTTATCTGTCTATTTCTGTCGAGTTCGTGTGGCTGCACGTAGGAGTTGACTATAGATGGAAACTCGTAAACGACGAAGACGATATTACAATCTGGGGAACGTCTACTCTAAGAAATAAACACATGAAAATAAGCTGGTCAAGCGAGATAAACAAGCATGAGACTGACGCGGATTTGACAGAATAAACGAGGAGACATCATGACATTTTTTCAAAATCTCAAAAGAAAAATAAAAAAATACAGCAAACCACCGTATCTATGGGGCGGTTTTGTTACCTGCGTTTTCGTCTTAGACTTGATAGACTTCGCAGAATACTTCTGCCGAACTTCTTTGAATCTCTTAGACAAATGGGAATCAAAGACAGTCGTAAGCGTTGTGCTGATGTACATTTTGTCATTTATAAACAGTGCATATGGCATAGTGCTTAATGCGTACTTCTGGCTGATTATCATTGATATCAGTACACGCTGGCTTGCAATCGGTTATCAGTATCTTGTTGATAAAGGTATGGATCCGAACTACTTAACGACGAGAGAAAAGCTATACGGCATTGTTCTTGCGTTCAGTGCAAAACGGCTAAAATCGAAAATCATGCTGTGGGGGTTTCTGACAAAATTTATTCTCTTCACAATTCTCATTCTTACAGCTTCGCAGATTGACACGGTTTTATCGGCGATAGAGATACCGCTTTCGTGGCCGGTGCTTAAATTCATGTTCGGTTACATTTGCTACAATGAGATTCTTTCAATATGCGAGAATTTACGGGACGCGGGAAATCATCACATAGACAAGCTGATAACATTACTTGATAACAACATATTTGCGAAACTCAAGAAATAACCGCCCTGGCGGCTTTTTAGATGGAGGCACTTATGACAATAGCCGAATTTAAACAAGAACTCATTGACAAAAGAGATTATTTTTATCAATTCCCGTGGCCGGCAACAACTTACGGACACTGGTCGGCAGGGCGGTATTTTACAACGTTTCATGACTATCATTTTAATGTTGACGGCGACGGGGAAATCATCTACACAAGACCGTTAAACGAGGTACCACGGGCAACGTGGCACAGAAACACTGGAAGTATCGCTATTGCTTTGTGCTGCTGCTATGAAGCCCGCCCGAACGACTTAGGTGACTATCCGCCTACTAAGGCGCAAATTGAAACACTGGCGAAGATGTTTGCTGTTATCGCAGAAGTTTTCGATAATCCAATCGACCGTGAGCATTTCATGACACACGGTGAAGCGGCTAATGACGACGGCTACGGCTTGTACAGCGGAGAGCCTGACTGCCGCTGGGATTTAGAGCAGCTGTGCGATCAGGACGAGATCGGGACCGGCGGAGATATTTTGCGCGGTAAAGCGCAGTGGTATTTAGAGAACGGGGTGTAAAATGTATGAGAAGAAAAAGATTATCGCTGTTGCTTGCGCTGTCGTTGCTGTTGTCGCCATTATTCTGTGGTTCGCATGCGCAGGCAGAAGCACAGTACACGATCTCCGAAACGGTGGTGATGCAAAGAACACAGTACGAGAAGCTAAAAACTACAGCAAGCAATCAGCAGATGCGGTTAGATCTGCTGGAGAGCAAATTAAATCTGCTGGAGAGCAACTCGACAGAAGCATCTCAAGAGTTGACCGAGCTACGGAATCAGCTGACAGAGTGCAGAAAAGAATTGATAGAAACGCAGAAACAATTGCAGAGTGCCGAGATCTCATTGCAGACAGCAGAAGAGAACTTGATGAAGCTGAATCTATATTTAGACAGATTGACGAAGAAAATAGATGAGCTGACGCATGACTTGAGGCTTGCGAAACGACAACGAAACCTATGGTCATACATCGCGGGAGCCGTGGCGACAGGCTGGCTGGTAGATAAATTAAGTAATTAACTGGGCGGGAAACCGCCCTCTTTTTTTATTGCGTGAATTAATTTATAGTGGTATTATATAGACGTCAGAGGGAAACCTCTGTGGGTTTAAATAATCTGAAAAAGGAAAAGGAGCAGGGAGAAATCCTTGCTCTTTTTCTGTTGCATGATATAAAAAATAATTATAACAAAACACTTGAAAAGATATTGACAAATCAAACATGATATTATAATATATAATCAAGAAAAGGGAACACCCCCTACAGATTATTTAAAACCACTAAGGAGGCAAACAAAATGAAGTACGAAGTAAAAATGAGTTGCGGACACACAGAAACAATCCAGTTATTTGGTAAATGCGCAGACCGAGAAAGAAAAATTGAATGGCTTGAAAGATACGGGCTCTGCGAAGAATGTAAAAAAGAACAAGCCGCAAAAGAAATTAAAAAAGCAGAAGAGGCCGGACTTCCGGAACTCGAAGGATCCGAAAAGCAGATCGCTTGGGCGGCAAAAATCAGAAACGGATTCCTGCCGAAAGCAAAAGAGGCCTTAGAAAGAAACAGCAAAGCACCTTTCGCCAAAGAATGGTACGATTGGTTTGTTAGCCAGACAAATGCTTCATATTGGATTGATATCAGAGATGATACTATCCGCGAAATTGTAAAGAACTGGTACGAAACCGTCTATACCAAAAAGGAGGCATAAAAAATGAAAATTGCAATTACGGACAGAAATAACGAAATTAAGGATCTCAATTACCGAAAAAACGGACTTGACATCACAGAAGACTTGGTAGGATTCGGCCCGATGCCGGCGTACAATGATGATGTTGACGTCTATGAAATGAAGGAAGATGAGTATAACTGGTGGAAAAATCTCATTGCAATGCAGGAACGTTGCGATGAACTGGAAGAAGAAATCAGCGACCAGGACGCTATTGAAGAAATGAAAGAACAGTGCGGAAATACCGACCTCGAAGACAGCATAAGGCAGTATAAGTATCTGCTTGAAGAATATATTGAAAACAGAAAGGAGAATGAGGATGAAAGAAAATAAAACAGGCTGGGGCGGGCGTCGTAAAGGGTCCGGTGCTAAAAGAACACTGCCGGAAGGCGCAAGAACTCGGTCTATTAATATGACCGACGAGGAATACGAAAACGTAAAAAAATATCTAATAGAGTTGAGAGGGGAAAATGAACGTCGGAGATAAAATCAATTACTGGACAGTGATTGAAATTAATCCACCACCGGAACATCGCTATCATATTTTATGCCGGTGCGTTTGCGGCAATGAAAAATGGGTAAGTAGATCCGCGCTAAGACGGGGTAAGTCAAAATCATGCGGGTGTCAGAAACACCGCAATCGAAAAAAGTACATTTTGAACCCTGGGGATAACGTCAGTTACTGGACGATACTAAGCAATGACGGCGATAAATTCCGCTGTCGTTGTATTTGCGGCACGGAAAGTGTCATAAAGCACAACATATTAAAAAGTGGAAGGTCTTTATCTTGCGGCTGCCGTCGCAGCGATCATCAAATCAAAGAACAAAAAGAGGGGCGCGAACTGGGACAAAAAATATCGAGAGAAGTGCAGAGGCACGGATTGTCGGTATCATATGCCGGATTTGGCCGAAGAAAAAATAAAAACTCCAGAACAGGCATAACCGGAGCGTCGATATGGAAGGATAAATACCGGGCATACATCACCGTTGACCGGAAACAAATCCATCTCGGGATTTTTAAAAAATTAGAGGATGCAGCAAAAGCAAGAAAAAACGCAGAAGAGCGATACTTTTCAGAGCGACAAAAACGGGTGAATGAAATAAAAAGAGAAGTAATGAAAAAAGAGCGATAATGATATCGCTCTTTTTAATCTTGTGACTCATATTGCTTTTTTAATAAGCGGAATTCTGAAATGTAGAATAAGTGGCAATCTACATGATTTCCCTTGGGTCACCAGAATATGTTTATCCGAACTCCCCATTTT